TGGAGGTGGTATAGCGCTGTTAAACGCTGCGAAAAGTATAGTACCAAAGTCAGATGGTGAAAAGCTGCTCTTAGAAGCAATTAGAGCGCCATTTAAGACAATACTAGAAAATGCTGGCATAACAGACGTAGAACTGCCTAAAGCTAAAGGAAGAGGTTTAAATGTGGTTACAGGAAAAATGGTAAATATGATTAACTCAGGTATTATTGATCCTCTATTAGTTACCAGCGCTCTTCAGAACGCAGCTTCAGTAGCGACAACTATATTATCAACTGATTGTGTAATCAATAATTTAAGAATTGATGAAAGCGATAGGTAGAAATTTAATAATAGAAAAGAAAAAAGAAGGAACCACCAAAACAAAAGGTGGTTTGCTTCTTGCAGAAAACCAACGTGAAGACATACGTTACACAGAGGCTGATGTATTATCGGCTGGTGAACAAGTTGAAGGATTAAAAAAAGGTGATAAGATCTTTTTTGATCGACACGCTGGGCATAAAATAGAAATAGATAAAAAAACATATCACGTTATAAAAGCACAAGATGTAGTTGTTGTTTTATGAAAAGGCTAGAAGCAGATGACATAAAAGACATGAATCTGTTTAAACATTATCGTATAATACGTAAATGGGCTTGCAGAAACAACAACCTTAACGATGCTGATTTAGAATTATTAATCTACTTAGATTGCATGGATATGTTTACAAAAAAAGATTTCGAAGCTGGTAGTTATTCCTATAGTTGGGATAACCGCCGCTGGAATCGTTTGTTAAAAGAAGGTTGGATAGTTGTTTGGAGAAAAAGAAATAGAACAACTCAAAAGTACCATATATACAAAACATCGTTTAAGTGTAAGCATTTAATCAAGCATATGTATAGAATTATACTAGGTCAAGATGATTTACCAACTAGTAACCACAGAAACAGTATAATGAAGGGTAAGACGTACACTGATAAAGTTCTTATAACTTCTATAAAAAATGTAAACAAAGATAAAGATAGATAATATGTATTCACCAAACAATCAAATAAGCACTATTGATCCTTTAACGGGTCAACCAGCTCAACAAATGACAAACGTACCGCCGGCTCAATCTAATACGCTAGGTAATGCTCAACCAGTTTTTAACGCTCAAGCACAACAAGCCGCTCAAGGTATCTATAATGGGGTTGATCAAAGACAAAACTCAGTGGGAGCAGCTCCTTTATTTAAAAAATGCAATAAAAAATACTAATATGAAAAACATTAAAAACTTAAAAGTAGATCTATCAGGTCAGGTAGGTGAAAACGCTATTTGGGACGGACCATTAAGCAAAGAAGGTTTTCCAATGGGAAAAGGATCTAGCTCTGGTATTTCAGGAATGGAAGTTTCTAAATACCCTTGTAACCACACTCCAGAAACACCTATCACACAGAAGGCAAAAGCTTATAGATAATGAACTTGTCAGATATAAAGCTATATGCTATGAATGCTGGGGCATTAGGAGTGACAACACTAACTCAATTGGAAACGCCTTTGAAGATATTTTTATTAATAATAACAATAGGTTATACAATATCTAAGTGGGTTAACCTTAAAAAAGAAGAGTAATGGCATATAAGCAATCACCATTTTTCATAACAGAAGCAGCTTACGAAGCCTCAAACCAAAAGATGCGTAAAGAAAACCCAGGGATGGGTAAAAGACTCACTAGTGGTACAGATCCTAGAAGAGTTTCATTTGCGTGTAGATTTGCGGGCATGAAAGGAGCTATGAAAGAAGCTAATGGAGAGCCAACTAAAAAAGCTAAAGCTTTAACAAAATGGGGTTTTGGTAGCGTAGAAGCTGCTAGAAACTTTTGTCAAAAAAATAAATCAAAAAAATAAATTATGAGCTTAATTAAAGAAAACACAAGTTCTCCTTTTAGACTAACTTTTCAGTCTTCGCGTGGTGCTCAAGGTGGTGCTTACGAAAACGTACCAACAACTGCCACGTATGGAAGCAATGAAGCTATTGTAGAAGCTATCGCTGGTATTGGAAAAGTTGCTGGAGGATTAGTAGCGCAAAAAATGGCTAAAAAAGACGCGGCTAAGGTTGATAAAAAAGCAAAAATCAACAAGTTTGAGCAAAAGCAAAAAAAAGAAATAGCAAGAAAAATATCTAGCGATAGTGATAATCTTGAAAAAGATGTTAAATCCGGCTTACCTACATCTCAAGAGGATTTTGGACTAGCTGAAATAACACAGCCAAAACTTTCTAATAGAGAAAAAAAAGCTAGAGGAATCTCATTTTAAATAAAACAAATGGCTTTTAAACTAAACAATCCACCTTTCCACATGGACAACACTCCAATATATCGAGTAGATATGGAAAATGGTGTTATGGGAAAAGCTAACAATAATGGTTCTATAACCATAAATAAAGATTTACATCCAGACCAAGTAGAAGGTGTAGTTGCTCACGAAAAAATTCATTTAGAACAAATGGATAGAGGTGATTTAGATTACGACGATAAATACGTATACTGGAAAGGTAAAAAATATTCAAGAGCACAAATGAAAGAAGGTGCTAAAAACTTACCTTGGGAAGCTGAGGCTTATAGAAGAGCATAATGAAGACATCTAAGACAGGTTATTTAAGAAACAGCCCTGATGTTAACAAGCCTCAAAATATTATACAAGGAGGTGATATAACAATGAAAGGAGTCGAGTTTAAAGTACTAGGTACTGACGACCGAGGATATACAAAAATAATGTACCCAGGATATGATTATAAATTTCCTAGCGCGAAATACGTAACAGAAACACCAATTAAAAAATAAACATTTTAAATTATATGTAATTATTATATTATAACAATTAAATTTAATATTATGAAAAAATTACTTATTACATTGTCTTTATTTTTTACAATACTAACATCTAGCGCTCAAAAATCTTTTGAGGGTGTTTGGGTAACGCCTGGATCTACTTACGAAACAGTTATTTTAGTAAGTGATTATGAGGTTTTACAAATTATAAATTACAGTTTTAAAGAACACGCACAACTTGAAGAAAAGATTTTAACACAGACAGATACAACTATGACAACTAAAATTTACAACCAAAAAAACGGTTATAAAATTTTGATGTCGTACACTGTTATAGATGAAAACAAGCTAGAGTGCAAGTTTACAGGAGATTACAATGAAACATTAATAATAAACAGAAAAAACTATAAATAAAAAAACATGGCGTTTAAATTAAGAAGCGCGGATTATAGTCCGCTAAGTAAATCAGCAGGTGTACCTGTGTCTTTTCAATCTCCACTAAACCAAAAGTCGGAAATAGAAGCTAGAAGAGCAGCTAAAGAAGCAGCAAAAGCAGCAAGAGAAGCTGCGGATAATGAGAAGTACATTGCGAAAGAAGTAGATGTAAAAGGAGGTAGAATGTCTAATAAGACGATAAGAAAAGCCGCTAAATTTATATCAAAAAACGCTACCACGGACTCTAGTCTTGATACGGCTATTCAAGGTGGTCAATACAAAAATAAGACTGGAAATGTGTTTACTAGACTTGCTGGTAAAGATGTCACTAAAAGATCAGGGACCGGATCATACACTACTGTTGGTGATTTAGGTACAGGCGAAGCTCTTAGCGGAAAAGAAAGACGACAATTAAAGAAAGATGTAAAGTCTACTTTAAAAGAAGGTGGAAAAGGAATTACAGTTAAAGGCGGTAAAGTAACAAAAGGAACAACTCAAACAAAAACAATAAGACAAAGCAAAAAGCTATTAGCAGAAAGAGAAGCTAGAAGCGTAAAAAATACTGCTAAAAAAGCTGCTAGCGCTAAAGAAAAAGAAGCTAAGATGTCAGCTAGAAACGCCGCTAAAGAAGTGCGCGCTTCTAAAAAAGCTGCCAACGCTAAATCTTCAGCTGAATCAAAAGCTAAAGCTATAGCGGATAGAAAAGCTAGTAAAGAAGTTAAAGCAGGCACACCTCTACTGCAAGATACAAAAGCTGGTTGGGTAGAGACAGGTAGAACGTCGACTACTAGAAAAGGTAAAAATGAAGCAGGTGTTTCAGGTACTTTTACAGATGTTAATATAACTGAAGGAAGAAAGACTCCTGGTACAAAAACACCAAGAACAAAAAAAGAATTTTCTACAGATCCTACAGAAAAAGCTAAACAAAAACAATGGATAAAAGACAATCCAGAAAAATACATAAAAATTAAAGAAGGTAAAACAACACCGCCTAAAAACGAAACAAGATCAAACCTTAACACAACTTTCGTACCAGATAAACCAAAACCTACACCTACACCTAAACCTACACCTACACCTACACCTAAGAAAAAGAAGCCTTTGGTGTTAGACTCTGGCGGAAGTTCTAAAAGCAAAAGGAAAAAAGGTTTAAATCTAAGCAGTGGTCCATCAAAACGTAAAAACAGAGGAAGTGGACATCCTTGTAAGAGTTGTAATTAATGAAAAAAATAATTCAATGGCTATCAGGTGGCGTTATCAAAGAGATTGGTAACGTCATCGACAAGCTTACTACAACCGAAGAAGAGAGGTTAGAAGTAAAGAAGCAAATACAGCAGATACTAGAAGACGCAGATACTAAAGCTCAATTAGAGGTTAGTAAGCGTTGGGAAGCAGATATGAAGTCTGATAGTTTTTTAAGTAAAAACATTAGACCAATGATCTTAATATATCTGACTGTAATTTTTACGTCTTTAGCTTTTTTTGATGGTAACATTGGTGAGTTTGGACTAGCTAAAGAATATATACCAATATTTCAAACGTTACTAGTAACCGTATACGGAGCCTACTTTGTAGGTCGTACTTGGGAAAAAGCAAAAAAAAGCAAAGTCAATAACAAACAATTAAATTAAATCAAATGAGTAAAAAAATCACAAAAGAACATTTAGAAAAAATTAATGCAAGCCAAGAAAAGCTAATGAGCTTGATTAATCAAATAGGCGTGTTAGAATCTCAAAAACACAGTTTATTGCATCAAGTTGGAGATGCTAATAAAGAAGTCGAAGACTTTAAACTTGTGTTAGAAAAAGAGTACGGACCTGTTAATATAGACTTAAAGACAGGCGAATATGAGTCTATTGAAGCTGACTCTAAGCTAGAAAAGGCTTAATATGTCATCTGTTGTAAGAAAAATAAGTATTGGTTCTGATTACAAAAATGATGCAATGCATTATTCTGTAGGTCAACAAGTCTATGGAGGTCACGAGATCTCACATATACTTCTTGACGAGTCTGATAACTCTTACAATATTCACATTAAGAAAAACAACGAGGTAATGCCATGGAAGAAATTCAATTCTCACATGGCAATATCTGTTGAATATGATTTGGAGTATTGAAAGGATTATACGACTTTATAGTAGAACCTTTAGGTGAAAAATACAGTAATAAAATAAAAATAGGTGATAAAGAGTTAGTTTTAAACACAAAGATTGAAGACTTCAAGTTTGTAAATAGACTAGCTAAAGTAATAGAAACACCTAAAGCTTTTAATACTGGTATTGATGTTGGTGATATAATTGTTATACACCAAAACGTGTTTAGAGTATTCTATGACATGAAGGGTAATAAGAAAAAAAGTAGGTCTTGGTTCAAAGATGATTTGCATTTTTGCGCAATAGATCAAATCTATTTATATAATAAAGGTGACAAGTGGAGGTCTTTTGGAGACAGATGCTTTATTTCACCCATAAAAGATACAGAATCTCTAATAAAATATGACAATAGCTCCTTAAATGCGCTAGGAATCAACTCAGGAGACTTAGTTGGTTACACGCCAAATGGAGAATGGGAGTTTTTAGTTGACGGCAAGAGATTATACTGTATGAAATCTAATGATATCGTAATTAAATATGAATACCAAGGAAACGAAGTTGAATATAATCCAAGCTGGGCAGAAAGCAGTAGAGGAGTTAATCAAAGTAGCTAAAGAAGCTATTGTTGATTCAGATGACGATATATCAGCTGATAGATTAAAGAATGCTGCAGCTACAAAAAAGCTAGCTATATTCGATGCTTTTGAAATATTAAATAGAATAGAAGCTGAAGAGAATATGTTAAATGAAAAACCAGTAGAAGTAAAAGAAGAGAAATCTTTTAGAGGCTTTGCAGAAGGGAGATCTAAATAATGTACGAGCAAACTTTATATAAAGTATTAGAAGACCACATAAAGCCTAAGGTTCTAAAGAGAATGAATAGGTATAAGAAGTGGGAATATGGGTACAATAAAGAACACGACTTAATAGTTATAAGTAAAACTGGCGAAATAGGTGAGATATATGAGATACAAGATCTTGTTATAGCTTTGCCAAAAGAAAAAGAAATAGTTTCCTTCGAAGGAAACAAATGGTCGCACACTGAATACCCAAAAGAATTAAGTAAAATTAAATCCGTATTTGACTGGGAAGAATACCCGTTAGATTTTAAAGAAAAGTGGTATGATTACATTGATAAAGAATTTACAAGGCGTGAAGAGGGTTTTTGGTTTATTAACAAAGACAAGCCTACTTATATTACTGGCACTAACTATATGTACTTGCAGTGGAGTAAGATTGACGTCGGGCAACCAGACTTTAGGGAATCAAACAGATTATTCTACATATTCTGGGAAGCTTGTAAAGCCGACACGCGTAGCTATGGGATGTGCTACCTTAAGAACAGAAGATCCGGTTTTTCGTTCATGGCAAGCGGGGAGACAGTTAACCAAGCAACAATATCTACAGATGCACGCTTTGGTATACTCTCGAAATCTGGACCCGATGCAAAGAAAATGTTTACTGACAAAGTTGTCCCAATATCAGTCAACTATCCATTTTTCTTTAAACCAATACAAGACGGTATGGATCGCCCAAAAACCGAACTGGCATACAGAGTTCCAGCCTCGAAATTCACAAGGCGTAAACTCGACTCAAACGAGAAGCTACAGGAAATCACCGGCCTCGACACAACGATCGACTGGAAAAACACGGGAGACAACTCGTATGACGGTGAGAAATTAAAACTACTAGTACACGATGAAAGTGGAAAGTGGGAAAGACCTACCAACATATTAAACAATTGGAGGGTTACAAGAACTTGTTTAAGACTAGGTTCAAGAATTATAGGTAAGTGTATGATGGGATCAACATCAAATGCTTTAGATAAAGGAGGAGATAACTTTAAAAAACTTTACAATGATTCAGACGTTACACAAAGAAACGCCAATGGACAGACTCGCTCAGGACTCTATTCTTTGTTCATACCTATGGAATGGAACTACGAAGGCTACATTGATTCTTATGGCTTTCCTGTATTCAACACACCAAAAAAAGAAGTAGTAGGTCCTCTTGGAGACACTATAACTCAAGGTGTAATAGAATACTGGGATAACGAAGTAGAAGGATTAAAACAAGATCAAGACGGTTTAAATGAATTTTATAGACAGTTTCCACGCACAACAAAACACGCGTTTAGAGATGAGTCTAAAGAATCTTTATTCAATTTAACAAAAATATACGAGCAAATAGATTTCAATGAAGATCTTAAAAACTCAATCAACGTTACTCAAGGAAGTTTTCAGTGGCAAAACGGAGAAAAAGACACAAAGGTTGTATTTGTACCAAATAAAAACGGTAGGTTCAGAGTTTCTTGGGTTCCACCTTTAAATCTACAAAATCGTGTGATAATAAAGGGTGGACTTAAATATCCAGGCAATGAACACTGCGGAGCTTTTGGCTGTGATAGCTACGATATATCAGGTACAGTTGATAAAAGAGGATCAAATGGATCTTTACACGGTTTAACTAAGTTTAGCATGGAGGACGTGCCTCCGAATCATTTCTTTTTAGAATATATAGCTAGACCACAAACCGCTGAAATATTTTTTGAAGATGTTCTAATGGCTTGCGTATTTTACGGAATGCCGATACTAGCAGAGAATAACAAACCTAGATTATTATACCATTTTAAAAGAAGAGGTTATAGAGGTTTTTCTATAAATAGACCAGATAAAAGTTACAATAAGCTATCGGTCACAGAAAGAGAACTTGGTGGAATACCAAATTCAAGTGAAGATATAAAGCAAGCACACGCTGCTGCAATTGAAACATACATTGAGTTATTTGTTGGTTTAAAGGAAACTGGATATGGTGATATGTATTTTCAAAGAACATTAGAAGACTGGGCTAAATTTAATATAAACAACAGAACAAAGCACGATGCTTCTATTAGCTCTGGCTTAGCTTTAATGGCTTGCAACAAACATAGGTACGCTCCATCAAGCCCGGTTCAAAGAAAGGTTTACGATTTAGGAATAAAAAGATATGACAACAAAGGATCGATGTCTAAAATAATAAAATAAATGAAGATATACACAAATACCAATAGTGCTTTTCCTAGCCAAGTTGTTAGTGACGAAGAGAAAGCAAGCTGGGATTACGGCCTGCAGGTTTCTCAAGCTATTGAAAACGAGTGGTTTGACCAGGGTAGGACTAGTGGTAATAGATATTTAAGTAATTCAAACAACTTTCACCAACTAAGACTTTATGCTAGAGGAGAGCAATCTACTCAAAAATACAAAGATGAATTGTCCATAAACGGTGATTTGTCTTATCTTAATTTAGACTGGAAACCTGTACCTGTTATATCTAAGTTTGTAGACATAGTTGTTAACGGTATGTCTAATAAAACATATGACATTAAAGCGTTTGCTCAAGACCCTGAGTCTATGAAAAAACGTAGTGGCTACGCTGAAGCTATACTTAGAGATATGTACTCTAAAGATTTAATAGCAAAGGCTAACGCTGTAACAGGACAAAACTTTATGAACTCTGGTTTACCTCAAAATGAGTTGCCGGAAACTCAAGAAGAACTTGACCTACATATGCAACTTTCTTACAAGCAGTCTATAGAAATAGCTGAAGAAGAAGCTATTTCAAACACGCTAGCTTTTAATAAATGGGATTTAACTAGAAGAAGATTAAATTATGATCTAACAGTTTTAGGTATTGCAGCGGTAAAAACAAACTTTAACACATCTAACGGTATAACTGTTGATTATGTTGATCCTGCTTATATGGTGTATTCTTACACGGAAGACCCTAATTTTGACGACGTTTACTACGTAGGTGAGGTTAAAGCTGTTACAATACCTGAGCTTAAAAAGCAGTTTCCACATATAACAGATGAGGAATTACAGAGAATACAATCAATGCCTGGAAACCGTCAATACATATCAGGTTGGGGAAATTATGATGAAAACACTGTACAGGTCATGTACTTTGAGTACAAAACTTATATGGACCAGGTTTTTAAGATTAAAATTGGAAATAACGGTTTAGAAAAAGCTATTGAAAAAACAGACGCTTTTAATCCACCACCTAGCGATAACTTTGAAAGAGTTTCTAGATCTATTGAAGTATTATATACTGGCGCTAAAATAATTGGAACACAAGAAATGTTACAATGGGAAATGTCTGAAAATATGACAAGACCGTTTGCTGACACTACTAAAGTAGAAATGAATTACGCTATAACGGCACCTAGAATGTACAAAGGTCGCATAGACTCTATCGTAAGTAAGGTAACTGGTTTTGCTGATATGATTCAATTGACTCATTTGAAACTGCAACAAGTTATGTCTAGAATAGTGCCAGACGGTGTTTTCTTAGACATGGATGGTTTAGCTGAGGTAGATCTTGGTAATGGAACTAACTACAACCCTGCGGAAGCATTAAATATGTATTTTCAGACTGGTTCTATAGTTGGTAGATCGCTCACCCAAGACGGTGAATTAAACAGAGGTAAAGTACCTATTCAAGAGCTTAATTCTTCCAGCGGACAAGCTAAAATACAAAGCTTAATACAAACTTATCAGTATTATTTACAAATGATACGTGACGTAACTGGATTGAATGAAGCTAGAGATGGTTCTGCTATGGATAAAAACTCTTTGGTAGGACTGCAAAAGATGGCTGCTAATGCATCCAATGTTGCAACTAGACACATATTACAGTCTAGTCTATATTTAACCCTTAAAACCTGCGAAAACATATCTCTTAGGATTTCTGATGTATTAAACAATCCATTAACAGCTAACGCTCTACAACAAAGTATATCTTCGTACAACGTAGGCACGCTTAAAGAAGTTCAAAACTTAAATTTACATGACTTTGGTATATTTTTAGAATTAGAACCAGACGAAGAAGAAAAACAACTTTTAGAACAAAACGTACAAATAGCCTTGCAGGCAGGTGGCATTGACCTTGACGATGCTATAGATATTAGACAGGTTAAAAACTTAAAGCTAGCAAATCAAATGCTTAAGCAAAAAAGAGCTGTTAAAGCTAAAGAAGAGCAAGCTAAGCAAATGGCTAACATACAAGCCCAAGCTCAGGCTAATGCTGAGAGTGCAGAAAAAGCAGCTTTATTTGAAGTACAAAAACAACAAGCTTTAACTCAAGAAAAAGTTAATATAGAGCAAGCTAAGTCGCAATTTGAAACGCAAAGAATGCAAACAGAGGCTGCAATTAAAAAAGAGTTAATGGCAGAAGAGTTTAATTATCAAATGCAACTAGCTCAAGCTACTATACAAAGAGAAGCTGAAAGAGAAAAAGAAATAGAAGATAGAAAAGACGAAAGAACTAAAATCCAAGCAACTCAACAGTCTGAGTTAATAGATCAAAGAAAAAATGACTTGTTACCTAAAAACTTTGAGTCAAGTAATGATAGCCTAGGAGGTTTTGGCTTAGAACAGTTCAGTCCTAGATAAAGAGTAAACACAATTATTTAATTATATTATATTATGTCAGAAGTAAAACAAGAAGAACCTGTTAAGCAGGAAGGTGAGTTTAAAGTTAAAAAGAAAACTCCAAAAAAATTAACACCACAAAACGATGGACCTATAAAGGTTAACATCAAAGAACCTTTAATTGAAACTGAACCAGAAGTTACAAAGGTAGTAATACCTAGTGAAGAGCCTGTCAAAGAAGAAGCTAAAGAAGTTTCCGTGCCAGAACCTATAGCTGTTCAAGATTTTCAACAAATACAAGAGGTAACTGAAAAAGAGAAAGAAGAGGTAAAACAAGTGGTAACAGAAGCTAAAGAAGCTTTGAGAGATGAAAAAATACTAGGAAAAGCTTTACCTGAAAATGTAGAGAAATTAGTTTCTTTCATGGAAGACACAGGTGGAACGGTTGAAGACTATGTTAGATTAAACGCTGACTATTCAAACGTGTCTGACGAGGTGTTGCTTAAAGAATATTATTTAAAAACAAAACCTTATCTAGAAAACGATGACGTGAGTCTTTTATTAGAAGACTATAGTTATGACGAAGAATTAGATGAGGATATAGATATACGCAAAAAAAAGCTTGCGTTAAAGGAAGAGGTTGCTAAAGCCAAAAACTTTTTAGAGGAAACAAAGAGTAAGTACTACGACGAGATCAAGTTGAGACCGGGCGTAACTCAAGACCAACAAAAAGCTACGGATTTTTTCAATCGCTACCAAGAAGACCAGAGTAGAGCTGTGCAGAAGCAGGATCAGTTTAAGTCCCAAACTAAAGAATTATTCAATGACGACTTCAAAGGTTTTGATTTCGAAGTTGGAGATAAAAAGTTTAGATACGGATTACAAAACAAAGATGCTGTTGCTGAAAAACAATCTGACATTAACAATTTCGTTAAGAAGTTCTTAGACGATGACGGTAATGTTATAAATCACAAAGAATATCACAAAGCTCTATACGCCGCCGCCATGAATACTGATAAACTAGCTAATCATTTTTACGAACAAGGTAAAGCTGATGCCGTAAGAGATGTTGTTAACAGCTCAAAAAACCCTAGTACAAGCCCAAGGCCTACTAGTGACGGTAATGTTTTTGTAAATGGTTTCAAAGTTAAAGCTATTAGTGGCATGGACTCTTCAAAGCTGAAAATTAAAACAAAAAAATTTAACTAAAAAAACTAAAAATTATGGGATTAGATAATCCATTTGGTAGTATAGTACCTTCTCAAACGCAGCAGGTATTAAACACAAACTACCTAACATTTAACGATGCCGCTGGAGGCGGAACTTTCGCACAACAGTATTTACCTGAAATTTATGAGCAAGAAGTAGAGCGTTACGGAAACCGTACGTTATCTGGATTCTTACGCATGGTAGGTGCTGAATTACCAATGACTTCTGATCAAGTAATTTGGTCTGAGCAAAATAGATTACATATTGCATATAACAGCTGTACTTTTGTGGATGCTGGAGCTAACGAAGCTTCTACAATCACACTAGGTGGCGGAGCTACTGCTTTAAACGTTATTTCTGTAAATGATACAGTTGTTGTTTTAGATCCTGCTGGATTAGAATCAAAAGGTATTGTTACAGCTATTACTGGAACAGGTGCTGCAGCTGGAACTATTACAGTTCAACCTTTTGGAGCTACATCTCTTACAACTGATGGATTTGCAGGTACTGGATTAAAAGTATTTGTATATGGTTCTGCGTATAGTAAAGGAACTAGCATTGGCGCTGGTGGTGGAAATTCTGCTGACAGAGTTAGTGTAGAGCCTGTGCTTACTCAGTACGCAAACTCTCCTGTTATTATTAGAGATCAATACGTAGTATCTGGATCTGACATGGCACAAATTGGATGGGTTGAAGTTGCAACTGAAGACGGTACATCTGGATACTTATGGTATTTAAAAGCTGAATCTGAAACTCGTTTACGTTTTGAAGATCACTTAGAAATGTCTGTAGTTGAAGGTGAACTAAATGTTAACGCTACCCCACTTGCTAATTATGGTGCTGCTGCTTTACCTGGTACTCAAGGTTTATTTGCTGCTATCGAAGATCGTGGTAATGTAAACACAGGTTTTACTGCTGCTACTGGATTAGCTGATTTTGATGCTATCTTGAAAAACTTAGATACCCAAGGAGCAATTGAAGAAAACATGTTATTCTTACAAAGACAAACATCTCTTGATTTTGATGATATGTTAGCTGGTGTTGGTGGACCTTCTACTGGACTTTACCAAGGTGGTAGCTCTTTTGGATTATTTGAAAATTCAGAAGATATGGCTTTGAACTTAGGATTTAGCGGTTTCCGTAGAGGATCTTACGACTTCTATAAGACTGACTGGAAATACTTAAACGATGCTTCTACTCGTGGAGGTATTGATGGTGTTAGCTCTATCGAAGGAGTATTAATTCCTGCTGGAACTTCTACTGTTTACGATCAAGTTTTAGGAACTAACATTCGTCGACCATTCTTACACGTACGATACAGAGCTTCACAAGCTGATGATCGTCGTATGAAGTCTTGGTTAACTGGTTCTGCTGGAGGAGCTTACACATCAACTTTAGATGCTATGGAAGTAAACTTCCTATCTGAAAGATGTTTAGTAACTCAAGCTGCTAACAACTTTGTACTTTTCAAAGGAGTATAGTAACTTAACAATAATAATCCCTGCCTTCGGGTGGGGATTTTTTATATGACATTAGCCCCTTACTAGTTATATACTATGGCTATTGTCACAATTTTAAACTATTTAATTATATTATATTATGGCTAAAAAAGCTACAGCAGAAACAATTGAGGTTGCAC